CTTAAACCGAGTCTTGTCCGTATAGACACTCTGCTGCCAAGGTAAGAGGGAGAAGTTCAAATCAGACATCTGTTATATCCTCTTGGTCGATTACGGTAGGCTCAACACCCAAACCGGTGATGGAGATGGTCACAGCGCTCCTCATGTGCTTTTCACGCTCAAACAGGCTCATAGGCAACAACCGATCCATGCACAGCTTAATCATAGCCCCCTGGTGTGGGTGCTCATCATTCATCGCAATATCAATGGCCTTCCCCACAATCTGAGGGCCAAACCCATCCAAAAGCATACTTCTTAGTTCTTTGACCTTTTGGTGGTCAGTCTTTTGTACTATTTCAGGAACAGACCCCTCTGCCAGTCTAGCAAGGTCGGTCTTGAATGTACCCTTGGGTCGCCCCCTAGCCTTCTTGGTCTGCGTCCACAGCTTCTGGGATGCCACATCACCAGCCACAGCATTGTTGTATATAGCCTTGGCAACCTGCCCATTAGCCTTGGCCTGCCCCACCTCTATCTCATGAGCATAGTGTTCAAACAACACCTCCTCTTCCACCCCTATAAGGGCAGCAATCTCCCTAAAGGGCAGACCCAGCCCACTGGTGGACTCAACCAGCTTGCGATGCTCCAAAGTTGGCTCATACATACCAAACCCCCATAAAGATAAATCTCCCTTTTGCCGCGTCAGCTGAATCGTAACCCAAATATGCCATTTCACCTTTTTTTGAGGGCCGGAGGGTACAACAACTATCACCACCTCCCGCCGACCCACCCCCCCCTATCTGAAAGCCAATCCCTAGGCGTTAACCCTTGGTTTATGGCAGACCATGTTCTACGGTGTCCATTACGTTAACAAAACCTCTGCTTGTCCACTGGATACCCACTGCAATTCTGTCGCTTAAAGGTGAATCACAAAAGAATGTGAACAACTCTTCATTTAGCCAGTGGACAACTGGGTTCGGAAGGGGGCTTTTGGATTCTGGGGAAAGAAAAAGAGAGAAAGGCTTGGATGGTGCTTCTCAGGGGTACTCTGGGTTCTTTCATCCCTTATAACCAAACCACACATTCTTTATGATCTCTTATTCTTCCAGCCCTTCTGTCTTGAGTCTCCACCTGTGAATACTGGGAGGATGATGACTACCCTGTCTAATGGCATACCTGGTCTTAGGCCTTGGTTGTAGAAGTGTCTGTATACGTCTAGGATTTCGTGGAAGCCTTTACTGATGTCTCCTTCACCTGCGGCTGTGAGGATGTGTTGTTCTGGGGTTCCTATCTTTCTGAGGAACTGGGTTGTGTGGGGGCTGGGTCTTCTTCCTAGGGTCATTTCATTCCTCTGCTGTCTTAAAGGCCTCGCCTGTATCTGCGTGGGTGGCGGTTTTGCCTGTGAAGTCCTGCCAGCGTTTGACGATTACATCGCAGTACTTGGGGTCTAACTCCATGAGTCTGGCTATACGTCCGTTCTTCTCTGCGGCTATTAGGGTGGTTCCTGAGCCTCCAAAGCTGTCAAGGACTTGGTCTCCACCCTTTGTGTTGTTCAGTAGCTGGTACTCGAACAAAGCCACGGGCTTCATGGTTGGATGCTCTCCGTTGCGGCTTGGCTTGTCGAACTCAAGGATGGTGGTCTGCTTGCGGTCTGTTGCCCAAAGGTGCCCTGCGCCTTCCTTCCACCCATAAAGGCAGGGTTCGTGCTTCCAGTGGTAGTCCTGCCGACCCATGACCATCGATGACTTCTTCCAGATCAAACATTGGCGAACCTTCCAACCAGCGTCATTAGCTGCGCCTCGGAAGTTGTAGCCCTCTGAGTCGGCGTGCCAGATGTAGAAAACAGCACCTGGCTTCATAACCGTATCAGCCGCGGTGTAAGAGTCGCGTAAGAATTGACGAAACTGGTCGTCTCCCATTGAGTCGTTTTGGATCGTTAAGGCATCCTTGGTTTTGCCCTCATACGCCACGTTATAAGGCGGGTCGGTCAGCCACATATCCACCAACTGACCGTCCGTTAGCTTGGCAAGATCATCCATGCTGGTGCTGTCTCCACAAAGAAGGCGGTGCTTACCCATCACCCAGATGTCTCCAGGCCTTGTGCGGGGCGTTTCAGGCAACGGTGGGGCATCGTCTGGGTCGGTCAATCCCTCGGTCACCTCAACAGGGGTTAAGGCATCTATCTCCTCTGGCGTAAAACCCGTCAAGTCAAGGTCAAAGCCAAGTTCTGCCAACTCGCCCATCTCTAAGGCCAGCATCTCGTTGTCCCACCCTGCGTTCATGGCTAACTTGTTGTCAGCAATGACGTAAGCCCGTTTCTTGGCATCCGACCAGTCCCTTGCCACCATCACGGGTACTTGGGTCATCTTCAGCCGCTGTGCCGCCAATGTCCGTCCGTGCCCTGCAATGATGCCGCCGTTCTCGTCCACCAAAACAGGCGTTGTCCAGCCCCATTCCTTGATGCTGGCAGCAATCTGGCTGACCTGCTCCTCGCTGTGCGTTCTGCTGTTCCTGGCATATGGAACCAATTTCTTGATGTCCCACTGCTCAATCGTGTCTGCTGGATTCATGGTTTCCCCAAAAAAAAGGGGCCGAAGCCCCAAGGCTGGCAACTGCGAAATGTCAGCGCCTTCATTCTATTTCAGGAACAGGAACCTCTGAAGGCCACTGCCCACTGTCTGTCAATGCTTGTACGGTCTTGTAATGGGCTACCTTCCATGCCAGTTGCCTCTCAGCCTTTGACCATCTGATGCCTTGATCAATGTCGTAATGGCAAGTCATGCAAAGGGCCGCTGTAAGATTGTCGTCGGCTTTTATCCCTCGACCCTTTCCTCCGCCCCAGTTTGAGTGTGCAGCTTGGACGCAGAAACCTGATCCACATATCTGGCAGTCGAGGCTTGCCACCAGTTTGAGCAATTTCTTGCTGCGGACGTAGTTGTGTTTGGGGTACATCATTTGGGCAAATCGTAAAAAGTCACCCCAAGCTCAGTCGCTGCCCATGCCTCGACCTGAGAACAGAACTCGCTGAACTCTATGGTTGTAAGGTTTGTCGAACTTTTCCCCACGATTGAACCGTCCGGTAACTCAGTTACACCTAAGAACTTGCGCTTGGCTAACTCGTGCCATGCCTCCGGTTCGTACTGCTGGCCTCCGACCTTGGCTTGTTCAGCAATTTGGGATAAAACACCTCGGCCCCAATATCGGCGATTCTGGGGGCTTGTTCGCTTTTTGGTACTCAGGGTAAGGATCCACTTCGTTTCGCCATTTAATCGGCCTTTTAAGAAGGGATAGAGGCCATCCTGGATGTCTCGCCATGCCTGTATGCGGTCAACCAGTTCAATCTCAAACTTTTCGGTCATTCCAAACACTCCTTGACCATTACCTCAACCCCAGATTCTGAGGCGTAAACCTTGGTGATGTGATGGTTGATGATCTGGCAGTCGTCCACATAGACAACCCCGTTCAGCCCATCTTCCACCGCCTTCAGGATGTTGGACGAATCTGGCTTTTTGGTGGGCTTCTCTTGGCCCGACAAACAAGCCTCACGGCGTTTCTTAGAGTACGACCTGGGAATCCCGGTGCGGATGTACAAAAACATCGTCACTGGGGTTTCCAAGGGTTCTTGTGACCCCATCGCCAGTCGTCCAGCCTCTCGGATTCTGGCTTCATAGTCCACCGTCTTAGCTGGGGTATAGGTGCGGACAAAGTTGCCAACACGCCTGTGCCTTGCCCGTTGTTTGCCAACAGGGTCGCCATCAACGTGAAAAGTCACCATAAAAGTCATGTAAGCCTTGATTGGTAAGTTGGGGAAATCATTTCCGTTTGTTTGGTTCTATCCAAGGCCCAGACCTCAATAGGTTCCTGATCTGGTTTTCGCTGTGGCCCTGCTTCACCCAGTCGGTCAAAACCTTGGTTCTGCGCTTCTGGATCATCTCTTTGGGGATGTTCAGCGTCCCAAGCTGTCTGAGCAACCTTGCCCCACAGTAAACGCAGTTCGGGTCGTACCTGTTCCATTTGGGGGCTACTGTGATGGATTGACATTCTGAGCAGGTCATTTGTGCATCTTATGGCAGGTTTCACAACGCTAGCAAGGTGCTAGCAAGATGCCAGCAAAGCGCTAGCCTCGCTGATAAGTCGGTATGAGGTATTTAATCTCATCGGGGCTTAGTGGTGTCTCATCTACATCAGGTGGACGAACCACCACCTGCGGTGGAACCCTTGATGGATAGGTAACTGGGCTTTTTTCTGTGTGGGGTAAGGTCAGGATCATTTTTAAGACCACAATCTGCTCTGGGCTTCAACAACCTTTTCCAGGTTTGCACGAATCAAATCAACAGCATCAGGGCCAAGTAACAAGGTTACAGGCTTTCCAAATTCGTGGCTTTCTTGCTCTATGCAAAAAAACCCATCGTCTGAAACCCAAAACTTAGTGGCTGGTTGCTCTTTGCTTTCAAACATAACTACTCCTTAAAGACTGTTAGATTAATTACCCCGATTGGTGAAGGTTCGATGTTTGAGGCAAATACTCACCTAAGAACAACCAAGAGATTGAACTTAGTGATATCACCCCGACTGGAGCCAGGCCCTTAGTCATCGGAATGGTCTATTGTTAGATTGACCATCTTGCAGGATTACCCGACTAACATCGGCCCTTCTACCCGTTCCTGCACCCCTTTCGGGTCACTCATATGGGCTTGGCTTGGGAAGGTTCCCCCGTTGCCTTTGAACACAGTTACGGCGGCTTTAAAGCGGTCTACCTGTGTCGAGTTGCGGGTTGGATAGCCTTCAGAGTGGCTTGTTCGTGCCAGCAAACTTTGGTCTGGCATCCATGTAGTAAGAGAAAACAAAAAAGCCGTTTACAACTGCATTCTGGTAGCAACCTTTTGTAAATCAGTTCCCACTGAAAACTTACAAAAGGCAGAACGCATGTGTAAACGGCTTAAAAGTCGGTCGCTTGCTACGGCAACAACTGAACTATGCCATAAAAAAAGGGGCTGTGCAAGCCCCTTTGTGAAAATATTTACATCTGGCGAATCGCCCGCAATCTCTCACGAACATGGTCGGGCATCGGAACCGCCAAGGCCATATCGTCTTTGATCTTTTGCAGGGCAGGGTCAACCTTTTGCGACTCCCTCACGTGGGGGTTGAAGCTGTCTGGAATTTCGGCCCCATCCCATCGCTGTCCGTTCAAGTACACCAACGGAGCAGGGATAAAAGCCCCGTTATCTTTGCGCCATGCGTCAGTCGTACACATCCACGCCACGTGCTTAATTATCTGATCGGCGCACCCGTCATACATACCTTTGTCCCAACGGGCCTTGCAGACCGATTTACCGCCCTTCCTGAACGACTTAGGCCATGCCGCCCAGAACTTGTCAAACTCAGAGTCAAACAACATAAAAAACCTTTATTTAGCTTGGTTTCAAAAAATTACAGGCGGTCAAACCACTCTGGCCTTACAACCATGAGCTGATACAGCCTACCAGGTGGAAGCGTCTTCCATTGCCAAACAGCACCCCGACTTACACCTAGCAGTCTTGCCAGTGCAGCCTGTGAGCCAGCCCGTTTGATTGCTTCATCTTTGGTCATTCGTTTATTTTACTACACAAACCAACAGTGTTGCGTATTAGGGAATCTACCTAGATTTTTTGTGCAAAAACTCTTGACGACTGTGCAGAGGGCTATACAATAGCGCCATGCCCCAGCAATTCCGCAAGGGGTCTTTTTAGGAGCCACCATGAACAAACTTCAAGAATTTGAAGCACTCGCTGCCGCATACAGCGATGAACCCCGCACCCGACTGGCCTTTCACCTCGGATTGCTCCAAGGACACATCCGCAGCCAAGACCACCTGATCGCGATCCTTGAACAAGAGATCCGACAACTCACCCTCGAAATCAACCAGGAACAAGCATGAAAAACATTGCCACGGCACTGGTCAAAGCACAGAAAGCCTTTGGCCCTGCCCTGAAAAGCAGCACTAACCCACACTTCCGCAGCCGATATGCAGACCTTTCGGCCTGTGTGGAGGCGGTCATCGAAGGGCTGAACGGGGCTGGCATCGCCCTCATTCAGCGCACCAGTGAAGACCATGTTGGGGTCACTGTGGAAACAGTCTTTGTCCATGAGTCGGGCGAGATGCTGGAGTGCGGCAAGCTGCACGTTCCAGCCAGCAAGCAAGACCCTCAAGGTTACGGTTCTGCCCTTACATACGCCAGACGCTACTCCCTGATGGCGGCCTGTGCGATAGCGCCAGAAGATGATGATGGAAACGCCGCCAGCCGCAAGCCATCCGCACCCGATATCACTGACCACCTGTCGGCGATTGAGGCAAGTGCCACCAGCGATGAACTGGCGACACTTTATAAGGCAGCTTTAGAGGCTTGCCAAGGCAACCAGGGTCTTCAGGCCAAGGTTATTGCAGCAAAGAAAGCGCGTGTTGAACGTGCAAAACAGGAGAAAGCATGAGCGAAGAACAAGGAACCGAAGGCTGGTTTGCGGATCGGCTGGGTAAGGTGACCGCCAGCCGCCTCTCAGACGTACTTGCCAAGACCAAAACGGGTTATAGCGCCAGCCGTAACAACTACATGACGCAGCTTGTGCTGGAGACCATCACCCAATCCCGAGCCGAGTCTTACACCAATCTTGCAATGGCTTGGGGCACTGAACAAGAGCCTTTTGCCCGAGCAGCGTATGAGGCCAAGACGGGCCAAATGGTCGAGGAAGTGGGGTTTCTACCTCACCCCACGATTAGCCTTGCTGGAGCCTCGCCTGATGGCTTGGTAGGGGATGATGGCATGGTGGAGATCAAGTGCCCATCAACCTCAACGGCATTGGAGTGCTGGTTAACCCAATCCCAAGGTGGCAACGCTGTGGACAGTAAGTATTTTGCTCAGATGCAGTGGCAGATGCGCTGTGCTGATCGGTCATGGTGCGATTACGTTGTATTCGACCCCAGGATGCCAGCCAAGGCACAGTTGTTTGTGACCCGTGTCGAGCGAGATGAAGAGTGGCTGAAGAACGCAGAAGAGGAAGTCACAAAATTCCTCGTTGAGATGCAAGCCAAAGTTGAAACCTTGAAAACCATCATTGGAGAATGAAATGTCAAAAGTCATCAAAGAGATCAGTTGCGTTGTTGGCGAATACACCAACAAGGACGGTCAAACAAAGAAACGCTACCAACGCATCGGATCAATCATTGAGACAAAGATTGGCCCAATGATCAAGATGGACAGCATTCCTCTTCGAGAAGGTGGTTGGGATGGTTGGGCATACATCAACGACCCCAAGCCCCAAGAGGGTCAGCCTCGGCGCCAAGCCTCTGGGTTTGACGATCCAGCAGACGACCTGCCTTTTTAAGGAGTAACCATGCACGACTTGTTTCATCGAATTTTCGGAACTGAGCCAAAGAAATTGGTTCGCACTGACGATCCCGACACAAGTCGTGCGTCAGCAAACGCGGTGGACACGAATAAGCTGGAGGGCATGGTTTACGAAACCATCAAGAAGTTTGGCGACCAAGGATGCATCAGTGACCAGATTCTTGCCCTGCATCCTACTTACCCTTACTCTTCCATCACCGCCAGGTATCGCGCCTTGCTGGACAAGGGTTTTATTGTGGACACGGGTGAGCGCAGAAAAGGCCAGTCAGGTCGCGGTCAGCGTGTTTTAAAAGCCTTGGAGATGTAAATTGAACTACACATGGCGAAGTCTTAACAGCGCGTTAGCCAGTATGTCCGAACAGCAGGTCAAAGAACTGTTGGACGAAGAAATCAAAGGCGCGCGCCGCATAAAGATGTTGGAGCGTCTGCATCAGCGTTACAACACTTTGCGTGTAGCCCGTGAGCGTAAAACCTTATTTGAAAGCGCAACATGAAAAACGATCCAATTACTTACCGTCATCCACGCACCCTTGAGGAGGCGTTTGGCCCATATGAACGATGGGGCGAGGTGGTCGAAAAAGATACCCAGCAAGAGATGGATTGGGAAGACAAAGCAGTCTTGTGGATGGCCCCTGTTGTGGTGATCTTCCTGATCGTCTTGTTTGCATTTGAATCATGAAGTACCTCGCCGCAATCTGGTTGGCGCTAACCATTGGCATTGGCTATGAACTGACGGGTATGGCTTTTGTTAAAGGCTTTGAACAAGGCTATCAGGAGGGGCTGGAAAGAGCACTCATGTCCCCGCAAGCCTTGGAGACTTGCACCAAGTGGTGGTTTAACGGCAGTGAGCCACGGGCCAAGCAAGCAATGGAGCAGTATTGCGACAGGAGATGAAATGACCTCAAGAGAACAATTTGAACTCGACCACTTCGGCATCAGCCCCGGCAAGGTGGGCAAGCGAACACCCGCCTTTTGGATTCACCAAGCGCCCTCTGCTTGGCGCAAGACGATGAAGTATTGGGCGGCACTTTGGCTGGGCGTTGTCCTTGGTGCGATTGCTGCTGGTGTGCTGGCTGTTTTTGTGGGGGTGGTGAGATGAGCAAACAAACCGAAGCAATGAAGCGATGGGTTGAGGTTTTCGATGGTAATTGGCACGATGAACCTGTCGATTCGGAATGGGCAGACAGAGCACATCAAGCCCTTGCCGAGATGCGCCAAGCCATCGTAGAGGCAGAACAGCCAGCACAGCAGAATGGCCCGTGGTGCATGAAGATGAACGGCTGCAAGACAAAGTGCGAGGACTGCCCTGATGAAGTGGCAGAGCAGCCAGCACAAACCGAAGCCGAACGACTGGCTGAATGGCTTGAGCGCCGACAAATGATGATGCTACAAGACAGGCAAGCCGCCGCCGAATTGCGCCGACAGGCATCGTTCATCAAAGATTTGAAAGACGAGGTTGTCGAGCAATGCCGCATCAACGGCATGAGCGCAGAGCGTGAAGATGCGTTACGTGCAGAGGTTGATCGTTTAAACAAAGCCCTGCACTGGGAACAGAACCGCTCAGAGCGCATCGGCACACACGGCCCCGGATGCCACACATGGGGGCCAAGCCACT